TGCATCTCGCAAGCAGTCTTCTAATACTCGCAGATCAGCACTTCCATCAGGCTTGAAATATTCAAGTTTTTGGACTTCGGCTGCTGGGTTATTTGGATACATCACAATGGAGACTTCACGCAAGCCCCCCTGCGTAATCTGGAAGTAGGCTTCATCACCTTGGTCCGGTTCGCCATCAGCGTTGACCATTTGGTATGCTTCAGCGTAGGCTCCCACCGAAACGCCACCAAACATGGATGGGGACTCTTTCATCACCTTGTACAAGTCTGATCCTTGACTTGTGTTGGTGTATAGGCGCCCACTAGCGGTCATGCCAAGCTCATCAAACTCAAAACTGGTCCACTCCCCCACGGGAATAGCGTCAGCGGCATGATTCACAAACATCGGCAGCGGACGGTTCTCCATGCTGAAACTTTCAGCCCATTGCATGAAGCCTTCGGGTTGGTAGTTAAACTTACGCCCGTCTGCCCCCTCCCTCGGACCCCAACTAGTCACCCTAGCTTCAATTATTCCCGCTTGCTTTTCGAGGCTTAACTTTGCCTCGCAGATCATCAAGACTTTTTCGGTCATGGATTACCTCGGTTGTTTTGGTTCGATCCATATCTTGTATTTTTACTGGTCTTCCCCGTCGATTCACGATCTGCGTGTTTGGCGCATATCTTTGTAGAGATGCTACCACTAATTTGAAATTTGACAATTTATTTGCCTAAATTCATCTTCCGGGTCTGATTTCCTCCTCCACCGCCTGTATCTTGGGGGGAGCTACCTGCAATTGGATCAGCAGGTTTTTGGCTAACCAACTCATCTGCACCCTGTAAATTCTTCATTCCCATGTACTCACGGGCTTCATTTGGGGTCAAAATCCCAGCATTTACCCCGGCAACCGCAAAATTCATTTGGTCCAGCGGTGCGCCTTTCAAGAATGCCCGTGTATCAAATTCTACACAAAGATTGGGGTAACCGGGAAAAAGATTCTGTTTTAGCTTCTGCTGAATGTTGACAATGACTGGGTACATGGATGATTTATAGAACTCATCCAGCATTGTTTGGGTATTATTGTACTTTTGATCAGCAATGCCTATCATTGCCGGGGGAACCCCAAACAAGCCGCAAATTCGCTTCATGGTCTGGGTTTTCAACGCAGCACAATCGGTATCTTGCAGAGTCAGCATATCCAGCGGGGTGTACTTCATGCCTTGGTCTAGCAACATCCCCTGACCCGGTTTGCTAGGATCGCTGTTCCTGCTTCCAGTCATGCTAGACCATGCTTCCTTTAGTCTGGCAGCAATTTCCTTGTATTTCCCGTCAGGAATAACCTGCTCGGTCACAAACATTCCACTTGGCTTTGCCCCGTTTTGCATGACATAGTTAGCGTACAAGTCAATGTCTTGGTCCAGCCCCACCAGTTCAGCAGCCAGGATGCCTTTATTAAAGGATGCTGAACCCTGCCAAGCCTGATCCATCAAGTGCATGACTTGGTGAGCTGCTAAAGGCTCATCCCGAGAGAATCCGTAGCTTGGTGTGCTTAGACGGTAACTAGGATAGCGTGCTGGGGTGATCGTAGTTGCTATCAAGGTAGAGTCAAACACATACATTTCTAGCGGAGTCTGGGTGGGGCTTTCCTGATCCTTCCTCCACCACAGGATAAACACCTCCCCCGACAACTCATGCCACATCAGGTACTGGAACCAAAACTCATAAGTAGATTGGAAGTTGTTGGGCTGGTTTAGTAGGTTAGAAACTTGCCGAGCTTTGGACTTGTCCCTAACTCCCACCGCGCTAGATTTAATGGCATCATGGTAGCTGCCATCATCAGTTTCGCACATGATACGGATGGGAAGCTGGGCCAATGCCCGAGCTTTAGCCCCCACGCAAGCCATGACCGTCGAATTCCTCGACAACATGGACATATCCACCGGTCTACCAGCATTGGTGGTGCTGGAAGTGGTTACATACAGAATTTGCGTGTTTACCGTGGGTCTTTGGTTGCCTCCTTGATAAACAATGTTGTTTCCAAGAGCAGTTTGCCCGAACATGGAGTTCGATTCTTTGACCGTTTTCTTCTTGAAAATATCAAATAAAGCCATGTTTTGCCCCTAAAAACTTCTGAAACCGAAGCCTGATTGTACAGGATTATCTAAATTGCAATGCATTGCAATGATTAAAGATATGATTCCATCCACTTTTGCAGACTTATCTGCCTCATTCTTACGAACCTTCACATTTCCGTTTACATCCTCATAAACCTCACAATTCCCAAGTTGCCAGCCCACAAACGGGTTCCCGTCATGCTTTATAGAATACTGCATGATGAGTTTTTCAATGTGCTTTGACGGGTTAGAAAGCACCGCCATGCCTTGCCCAACCTTCTTGACCGGCAATCCTGCTTCGTGCAATCTGGCAACCAAAGAAGCTGCATTGTAAGCGTCAAACCCGATTTCTTTAACTTCATACTTGCCGCATTGAGCAATGATGTAGTCTGAGATTTCCCGATCATCCATCACATTGCCTTGTGTAATGTGCAAGATTCCAGAGTTTTTAGCCACCCTAAAAATGTCGCCGTAATGTTTAGGAATGAGAGCCAACCCATCCTCGGGCAAAAAGAACTTAAATTCTGCCTCAAAATCGTCTGAGGCAAATCTTTTTAGCGTACAAACGGCATTTAAGTCACGGGTAGCCGCCAAGTCAAATCCCATAAAAACCGCCTCGGGGACTCGATCTGGCACAATTTTGCAAGAAGGATGATCCCAGAATGAACGATCTACCCATGCTGCATTGGCAGAGACATAGACATTTAGCGTCTTGCAAAGAAACTCATTTAATGCTGCTGGTTTGTGTTTGGCTTCCTCGGCTCGTTGTGCAATGGCTTCTTCAAAAACGCTTATCCCGTGCATAGGATTGACTTTTGACCACACGCTCGGGTCTCGCCAGTCATCTTGCGGGTCCAGCGTATAAAGCAGCCCAAACCAGCGCGGATTGTCTTCTGCCTCTCCATTTAGCATGGATTCCAAAAGCGTCATATCCTCATAGAACTTGGTTTCTTTGGTGAAACTGGCTGTTGTAATGTAGATGCGTAGCGGGTTTTTCCGAGCCACCATGCCCGAATGAATTACCTCAATTGAGTTCCGATCCACAATTTGTGCAGCCTCGTCCACAATTGCACAAGCTGGATTCATACCGTCCCCGGTCTTTTTTGTGTCTCGGCTTAGAGCTTTAAAAACCGACTGCGAGTCGCCAGCCTTCGTGATTTGATGCCTAGAGACATTGAACAAAGATGCTATGTCTCCGGGCATATTTTCTATGAACCCTGTTGCCGCATGGAACACAATCCCAGCCTGTTCCCGGGTTGTGGCAAGTGTATAAACCTCTGAGCCAGCCTCACCCCACATCAGTTCATACAAAGCTATTACAGCGGTTAGGGTTGATTTCCCTGCTTTGCGGGGGATAAAGACAATCACATCTGTGACCATCCTTCTGCCAATATCCTTTTTGCTGCGAAACCCGTAAACAGCGCAGATTATAAATATTTGAAAAGGCTCCAGCAATAAAGGCTTGCCAGCATCTGGACCCTTGGTATGAACTAAAGTTTCTGCAAAACTTAAAAAATGCTCAACATACTTTACATGAAATTCCCAAGCCCATGTTTTATTCTCAAGCTGATCAATAAAACGCTGGCAAGCTAAACGAATATTTCTACAAACAACAATCTCGCCTTTTACAACTTTTACAGCGTAAAGGATGCCATCTTCATAATTCATGGGCCACTCAACAATTTAGAAAATTTGCCGCCTTCAGTTTTAACGCCGCCAGCCAATCTACTTTTTGGTGTTAATCCCAATTCGTTCATTAAAACAATTGCTCGGCTTAATGCTTTGTCCCCAGCAGTTAAAAATGGATTCGGCCCAATGGTTGCCCCATTATTAAACTGTGTAATGATGCCGCCTTTTTGAATTCCCTTGATGCATTTAATGTAAATGTCCATCTGGTTTGCAAGAGCAGCCAAAACATGCTTATCTTGATTGCACCCAATCCCGTAAGTTTCCCAAAGGAAATCAGAAGTCTCGCGTACAAATACATCCCGGTCCCAGGCATCCGGATTGTCGAGCCAGTCAGCTTTTGGGACTCGCTGCCGTACAGCCTCGGGCAATGGTTTAGCATTGTGCCCAGCTTTTGTTCCGTTTACGATGTGAAGTTCTGGTGGTAGTCGATTTGTCATGGCTTAATTTTACCCTGCTTTAAGAGTACCCCTACTGC